TATTACCCACAAGATATGGAGACGTATGTCGAGACATTCGGTGGAATGTTTTGGTGTTTCTATAATATGGATATGGAAAAGTATCCAAACTTAAAAAGGGTTGTCTATAATGACTTCAATCCGTTGAATTATAATTTGTTTCAATGTATTCAAAACCCTACAGAGCTATTGAAGGCTGTTGAGGCAATCCCTTGTCAACAGAAGGGTGAGTTCCCAACACCAGCAATCTATCGTTTACAGTTTGAACAATTTCAGAGTGAAATCTTTGCTGATGGGTTTGAGGTAAATGGTCCTGACTATGAGGTGGCTGCAAAATATGCTTATATCCTTACTTCAGTCTTCAGCGGTAGTAAACCTGAAACCTCTAAGTTTATTGACCTTAAAGGGAAGTATAAGTCTAAGTTCCTTACCTTCCGTGATAAATTGAGGAATGAGAAGTGGGTGGAGAAGTTCTTAGCTATCACTCACGTTGAGAATATGGACTTTGCTGATGTCATTGAAAAATATGACTCACCAACGACATATATCTATTTGGACCCTCCGTATTGGAAAACTGAAAACTATTATTCAAATCATGACTTTGACCGTGACGACCATGAAAGACTTGCTAACGTATTATCGAAAGTTGAGTCTAAGTATTCTTTATCTTATTATGATTTCGACCTTCTACATCAATGGTTCCCAAAGGAGACTCATGCTTGGGTCACTAAGGACTTTTCCAAAGCCGCAGGTGCAAGTAGTGGAAAGGCTCAATCCAAAGGGACGGAACTATTGATTATGAACTACGAAGTTGAAGGTCTTAGTTATTATAAGAAGGTAGAAAAAGGTCAGACTACTTTGGATATTTGATAACTTATTCTTATATTTGTGATGTCCTAAAAGGGAATCTTTTTATTTAGTTACATATTTATAAGGAAAGAAAATTATATGGCACTTAAGTTCACAAATTTAGTAAAGACAGTTATTCTCGAGCAGGGTCGTTACGAACTATTGAGAGACCGTTTCACAAAGCCAAAGAAGAAGGATGACAAAGTTATCCCTCCACGAATGTCTTTAGAGAAGTTCGATGAGTTGGTATTGGCCGACCCTACGACTCGTAGAGACGGTGACAAAGTAAAGAAAGCAGGAACATACGTTCAATGGTTGTTGAAACAATACAACAAGTTGAATCAGAAAGCTCAGGAGAGTGCAGAGTATGGTACACCAGCATATAAAGGTGAACTTACATCGATGCAAAATATGTTCTTTGAGGATTTGTATAAGACTACTGAAGACTTGGAAAAGTTTGACCGTTTCAAAAGACAAATCGATGCTGAGGATAGAGATATCAACAAACACGATATTGACTCATTGTTTGAGTTGGTAAAAGATTTCTCATTGGAGAAAACAAAGGGTACCAAAGAAGATAAGAAGGAAGCTGCTAAGACTTTTGATTACCCAGGTTCTGAACCTGTATATAAAGGTTCTGAATGGTCGGTGGTTAGAATTGATGACCAAGGACAGTTGGGTAAAGATGCGGCATGTTTCTTCGGTGGTTATAACCAAGAGACTAGATGGTGTACATCAGCACCTGGTTTAAGTTACTTCAACACTTACATCAAACAAGGTCCATTGTATGTTGTATTGAAAAACAGTGATGAAAGTGCTGAGAAGACAGGTCTTCCGAAAGAGAGATACCAATTCCACTTCCCATCAAATCAGTTCATGGATATCAATGACCGACAAATTGATTTGGTTAATTTCTTGAATAATAACCCTGAGTTGAAAGATACGTTCAAACCTGAATTCGCTAAGGGGATGACTTCAATGGACGGTAAGAAAGTGAACATCGATTACCCAAGAGACGCGGCTTCTAAGTATGTTGCACTTTACGGATTCGATGAGTTGTTCCAAAGTTTACCGAAAGACATTACTTCATTTGATTTTACTAAGAGTAGTGGTGGATATAGAAGTGATAATGTTCAAGATTTAGCTTTGGATATTCCTGAAAAATTGGGTGACTACAAAAACTTGATGGCGGTTCACTTCGAAGGTATTCTTAAATCACTTCCAAAGTCTATCGGTCAATTGGAGAACTTACAGTTCCTTTCAATTCCTAACAACCCTAACTTAAAGACTATTCCTGAGGAGGTTGCTTCCCTTCCAAACTTGAAGGTAATCAATATTCAAGGTAACAGTCAACTTAAGCTACCTGAAGCTGTTGAGAAGTTGGCAGAAGAAGGTGTGTTTATCTCAAGATAATTTAGTAAAAGTCAGGACAATCTCCTGACTTTTTTTATATTTGTAGTATGAATGTAGATGTCCAAATATATGTAAGTAATTTTGTAAAGTTTTTTACAGATAACCCTGATGAACTTCAGAAGTTGATTGGTGTTGCTGAACCTCAAGAATTCTTCGATGAGGTGGAGAAGGTTGCTAATGAAAACTTTGATAAGGGTGAGGACATCGAACTTACTCAAAAACAGATGATAGGGATTATTCTCAAACTCAACCACATGCAACCTGAAGAGGATGTTGCAACAATCGTTGAACCCTATTTTGAAACTTCCTACGGTAAAATATTTCTTAATTAGAAACTTATCTTATTTTTCCATAAAATAGACTTTTTATGGAAGTAATGAAAGAACCTTTGAATTATTATGTTGACGGTGTTGACCGTTTTATTGTGGTCACTGTGGCTACAGAGGATAACGATGAATTAAATCGTTTCAGAGATTCGTGTAAGAGATATAACATCCCATATCATATTTTAGGTTTAGGTGATGAGTGGAAGAGTGGACATGCTGAGAATGGTGTTTTGATTTCTCAGGGTGGTGCTCAGAAGGTTATCTACTTAAGAGACTTTATGAAAACATTGGATAACCTTCAGGATACTATTGTTTTATTTACTGATTCTTATGATGTGGTCTTCAATGCGGGACCTAAGGAAATCATTGATAAGTTTAGAAGTATGAAATCACCAGTGGTGTTTAGTGCTGAGAAGACCTGTTGGCCTGATGATGACATTAAAGGGATGTACCCAACGACAGGTAGTGAATATAAGTATTTGAACTCAGGTGGTTTTATTGGGTACGGTGACCACATCTTTGATATTGTAAATAAAGATATTCCGATTGAAGAAGACGACCAAAGATTCTACACTGATTACTTTTTGAATAGTGGTGGAGAGATTCCTGAGAAGTTACCATATAATGGTATCAAACCTAATGAACATGAGTCACATGCGAATGGTAGTCCTTTTGGTTGGATGAGTGAGACATATTTTGATGAACTTATTTATAAGTTTGTGACTAATAAGTATGGTGAACATGCTACTATGTTGGATATTGGTGGTGGTGATGGTAAATGGGCTCACGTGTTGGGTTCTTTTATTAGACACATTGACTGCATTGAAATCTTTGAACCTTATGTTGAAAGGTATAATCTTAATGAGATGTATACCAATGTTTACACTGGTAACTTCTTAGATTTTGATTTTGAACGTTATGACCTTGTTGTTATGGGTGATGTATTTGAGCACGTAACACAGGAAGAAGCTTTTAATTGGTTAACTAAGGTTAGGGATAAAGTTGGTGACATCATAATTGTTGTACCGTTTGAGTATGTTCAGGATTGGGACGGTGTATATGAAAATGTATATGGACATCACCATCAACCTGACCTAACACCTACAAATATGTTGGAGAGATATCCAATGTTGGAACTTATGGCTTGGACTGAACAACAAAGTATTAGTGAAGAAGGTAGTGGATTTGGATGGTATGTTTGGAAGGGTACTAGAAATAAAATGGCCACCAATGTAAAGTTGGATTACAACCAAGAAATCTTCCAAACCCTGAATATGTCTTTAGATGAGATGAGGGTGAATAATTTGGAGGGTAAGTTATATAACAATAAGAAGAAAGTAACTCCAATGGTGATTCATGGTAATGGTCCGTCAGAGGTTAAGGAATACTTGAAAGAGATTGAAGACGTGGTGTTGGGTAAGAATTTATTTAAGAAACAAATCATTGAGGTGACTAACAGAAGTGTGTTGATTAATGTTTTGGCTGACAGACCAGTTGATGATTTGAATCAGGTGTTCGACCAAATAAGGTATTTAGATTTTCCGAAGGATAACATATTCATCAATGTGTTGTATTCTGATTTATCACATGAGTATAAGATTGGTAAGTTCATTGATGAGTTTTCGTCTGAGTTTATTGGTATTGATATGATTTATGTTGACGGTAATGAGGTTCAACTTAGAGACAGGGCTTTAGAACTGGCGATGAGGTCACACTTAGACTATACTCTAATGATGGATGCAAATTATATATTCAGAAATAGAAAATCACTTCAAAGGTTGATTGGTGAGGATAAGTATATTATCACACCGATGATTAATAGTGAAGGTACTGAATGGGTGAATTTCTTCTTCAATGTTGATGAAGAGGGTAAGTTTATTGATTCTGACGAACAAAAGGCCATCAAAGAATATCAGATTCAGGACACCTTTAGTGTTGGTTATACTGCAGGTATATGGTTAATCAATAATGAGATAATCATAATGATACAAAACTACTTTAGTAAAAATATTGAAAGATGGGGTATAGATAATTATGATGAATGTTTTTCATATAACTTAAGGGAACGAGGTTTCTATCTATATGTTACAAATAAAAGTTATTATGGTGGTGTAATATAATGTTAATAAGAGGGAGTTGTCTCCCTCTTTTTTTTTACTTATAATTTGGGTAAATAATAATCTATGAAAGAACCTTTGTACAAATATCAGGACGAGACACTATGGATGTGGGTCTATGATGATACTTGTGAAGTCAACTATGAAGAGGGTGATGAGGGTTATCCGTTCCCACGGAAGAAGAAAGCGGACTATTGGAGAAAGAAACAAAAGATAGTTCTTAAGAATGAGGAGGAGCTCAAACATTATTATGGGGATAAGAGTAAAGGTATCTTCATTGAGAGGGTTACCGTCGTAGTTGAAGAAAACGAAAAGTCTATTTCTCTTAAAGTATATAACTTCTCCAAAGGTAGAAAGGTTGGTAAAGCCTATTTCGGTACGACTAAGTATGTTCAATACATAACCTATAATAAGAAATATAAAAACTTTTATAGTGGAGGTAGAAACTCATCAAAGAGTAAGGTTCGAGGTAAACACGTGAGAACCAATAACTGGTACCATATTCAGGGAGTATTGTCAACGATTGTTAATAGTGTTAATGAAGTCTCATTGTCAGGAAAGAATGCTATGGTGATGGATACCAAACATGGGTGGAAGATATTTTGGGAGGCCGTTGATGTGTTTAATAAGACTTTAGGTTTTGAACAACAGGTTATTGGTGACATCAGTACTCTTGTTGATGAATACTTCAAATTATATTACAATGCCAACAATTTCAAATTACCTGATAATCCATATAAATTCTTACCAATATCAATTAAAAAATCTTCATTAAAGAAGAGTGGTTCAGTGGTAGATGCTTTTATGAAAGATAGAGGTTACAAAGGTAAGAAGGTTCGTAAGTTGTTGAACTCAGATAAACATGTTAATTTTCATTCTCTCACTTATTTTTATAATTTACTGGGTGTGGACTTTTTTAATATGTTACAATTAGAGTTTTATAATGACAGAGGGACTTCCATAGGTAGCGTTGCCTATTTACCTGAAGTTGAATTATCAAACATAGAGAAAAGGTGTTTGGTAGATTACATCAATGACTTCAATAACAAAAACAATAGTACTGATTTGATAAAGGTGGAAGATTCTTTGGTGTCAATAATTAACGACCACCTTAGATTCAAAAAGGACCTACTTAAATATGATGTTGAGGTAAAGTTAAGAGCGAGAACAAAGTCACAGTTTGATAGAGAACATCGTGAGTGGGTGAGTCTATTGGAAAGTTATAGAAGAGGTAGAATTGAAAGAAATTACCCAACAACAATGATTGAAGAAATTCAACAACCTATTATGGGTCCTCATTTGGATTACTACCCAGTGTTGTTAACCAATACTGAACAGTACAATGAGGAGAGTGCTCATCAAAACAATTGTGTAAGAACTTATATAGAACAGGCAAACTGTTTCATCATATCACTCCGTGAGGGTAGTGTGAACAGTAAGGAAAGAGCTACCGTGGAGTTTAGGTATTTCAAAGGGTCATCACCACTCAATGTTCAAGCGTTAGGAAGGTTCAATGAAACCTTGAATTCAAATTGGAACTACGCTTTGGAAGAGATTGGTAATCGTATAAAACGACTCAGCGATGCAAGAGTTATTGAGTTACCAAAGATGAAAAAAGAGTTTCCAAATGGGAAAATCATACATAGACAATCTTATTGGGATAAAAAAAGATTGGTGTGGGACAACAATGAGGACGTGAAAGATGATATTTTCGATTTTTATTTCTAAAGGGTTGTTTTTGTAAAATAAATTTGTATATATTTGTAGGGTTAAAATAAGTCAAACAATTAAGTAAAAGAAAAGAAATGGCAAAACTCAATTCAATGGGAAAAATGGAGACAACACACAAGTCTCGTCCGGGAGTTCACTCTAAGAACAACACATCTCGTAGTAAAACATCAAAAAATTACAAGAAGAAATATCGTGGTCAAGGAAGGTAAAACGATATACACCCCAACCAATAGTACCTCGTGGAATACCGAGGAAATTAACCAGTATAATCAGGGCCGAAGTTTACGCTTCGGCTTTTTTTATAATAAATAAACCAAAATAAATTAAAATGAAAAAAGTAAATTTATTGGCTTTCATCGCTGGAGCATTATTAACAGTGAACAGTGCTTTTGCTCAAGAAGCCAAAAATCTTGAAGCGTTAGACTCCCTTTTCAACTCTGAAACATTGGATGAAGTTGTTGTTACATCGGGGGTGATTGATATTGCTAAGGTTCGTGAGACTCCTATCGCAGTATCTACGATTTCTCCATCTGAAATCACATTGAAGACGGGTAACTTAGAGTTCCCTGAAATCATGAACAACACACCTGGTGTTTATGCAACTAAACAAGGTGGTGGTTACGGTGACTCACGTTTGTCACTTCGTGGTTTTGACCAGAGAAACACATCATTCCTAATTAACGGACAACCTGTTAATGATATGGAGAATGGATGGGTTTATTGGTCTAACTGGCAAGGTTTGACAGATGTGGCATCAGGAATCCAAATCCAAAGAGGTTTGGGTGCATCACGTTTGGCGGTTCCATCTGTGGGTGGTACGGTATCTATCTTCACAAAGGCGGCTCAGAAGTCTGAAGGTGGTTCGGTAGCACAGGTGGTAGGTAACGATGGTTACTTAAAGACCACTGTGAATTACAACACAGGTAAAGATGAGGATGGATGGGCAACATCATTCTTATTGTCTAAGTGGCAAGGTAACGGATATGTTTATAATACTTCAGGTGAAGGTTGGACATACTTCGGGGCTGTTGGTTATGAACCAAAAGGTTCTGACCACAAAATGAACCTTTCTATCTTAGGTGCTGGACAATGGCACCACCAAAGAGATGTTTACGTTTCTATTCGTGACTTTGAATACTTTGGTGAAGAAGGTATTGACCCTCGTTGGAATTCTAACGGTGGTACGTTGAATGGTGAGGAGTACTCAATGAGAAGAAACTTCTATAACAAACCATTGGCTACGTTCAACTGGGATTGGGACATCAATTCTACTTGGACATTGAACACATCGTTGTATGGTTCTGCTGGTCGTGGTGGTGGTACAGGTCCTCGTGGTCGTAACTACTACAACGCTGAGACTGACATCTTACCATACCAAAAAGATTTGTATGAACACTATGTAGAAGATGGTCGTGGTTCTCGTGATGAGAATGGATTCATTGACTTTGATGCGTTGGTTGCTTATAACCAAGCAAATACTGATGGTTACACTGGTGACATCTCAGGATTCAATGGTCAGATGATTGGTTCAAACGGTTTCCGTGATTCTAACGTAAACAGAGCGGTTATCGTTCGTAGAGCATCTATGAACTCTCACAACTGGGTTGGTGCAATTTCTAACTTAGAAGGTGAATTCGGTAATTGGAAAACATCTATTGGTGTTGACCTTCGTAACTACAAAGGTTACCACTACCGTACAATGAATGACTTGATGGGTCTTGACGGTTACTACTCAACAGGTAACAAGAATTCTGCAGGTCAGATTATTAACACTACAATCGATGCGTCTCCATTCAGAAACACAGGTTTGAATGGTCCTAAGATTGACTACTACAACACAGGTTTAGTTAGATGGGGTGGATTGAATGGTATGGTTGAATACAACGAGAAAGGTCGTTACAATGCGGTACTTCAAGCGGGTGTATCTAACCAAGCATACCAAAGAGAAGATTTCTTTGACCAACCAGCTCTTCCTGTATCTGATGTACACAATCAGTTGGGTGGTTACGTTAAAGGTGGTGCGAACTACAACTTGAACGATGAAATGAACGTATTCTTCAATGCGGGTTACATCTCTCGTCAACCAATGTTCGACGCTGTATTCCCTAACTACGCTAACTTGGTTAACGAAGACTTACAGAATGAAGAAATCACTTCTGTTGAATTGGGTTACGGTTACATCACTAATGACTTGGCATTGAATGTAAATGCTTATTCTACGAATTGGGGTAATCGTTTCATCTCACGTTCATTGAGTAACTCTCAAGGTGTTGATGGATTCGCTCAGTTCAAAGATATTGACGTAAGACACAATGGTATTGAAGTTGAAGGTAAGTACACTGTTAACTCTAATTTGAAAGTTAAGGGTATGGTTTCTGCAGGTGACTGGAGATATACTAAAGACTTTACAGCTACATTGTTTGATGACCAACAACAAGAAATTGGTACAGGTACATTGTACTTGGAAGGTGCTAAAGTTGGTGATGCTGCACAATTCGTAACTAGCTTAGGTGCGGATTACAGAGTGGGTAAAGTTAACTTGGATGCAAACTACCGTTTTGTTGATGGTCTTTATGCTGACTATAACATCTTAGATGATGTGTTTACTGCTCCTGATAATGCAGGTGCATTGAAACTACCATCTTACGGATTGGTTGATATGGGTATGACTACTCGTTTGGGTAAGATGACTCTTCGTTTGAATGTAAACAATGTGTTGAACACTACTTACATTGCGGAGTCTAATACTAACATTCACGCTGATGAAAATTCAGTTACATGGAATGGTATTGATACTCGTAACTTTGTATGGTTCGGTTTCGGTCGTACATGGAATGCAAGTTTGAAATACAACTTCTAAAAAAAAATATAATTATTTTCAGGAGGGGGTTTGACTCCCTCCTTTTTTTTGCCTAATTTTATCTCAAACATTAACTTAACTGCAATGGCAAAACTACAAAAGATTGAAACTGATTACCGTTATTACGAGTATGAACTAACTGATGAAGAATATCAGTTGTACCAAGAAGATGAAGATACTTTTTGGGATGAGGTAGACCCTGAATGGGAATTTACGTGGGACAAACAACCTGGTGATGAAATCACTATAATCGAAGAATAAATTAATATATAAAATGGCAAACTATCTAAAAAGTATGATTGAGGTCCACGGCAACGAAGATGTTGTTAAGAAAGTGGACGAACTATTGGAAGGTGTTGAATACAGTGATGTGAACACCTTTGCAAAGGCATTCTACGACAACGTAGAAGAAGGTGAATCTGGTGGTGTATTGAACACATGGTCAATAGACAACTTAGGTCCAAAGTGGACTTATCTATATGACATTCAAGGTGACGGAGCGTTCAGTGTTGAATCAGCATGGTACCCACCGATTAAATTCTTTATCCACCTTTACAATATCTTAGTGGAACTTGACCCTGAGGTCTTCATCGAGGTGATGTATGAAGATGAAGGTTACGACCCAATTGGTGCTGTGGTTATCAAAAAGGATAAAGACGGAACTCCGTGTATTTGGCAAGAGGAAGATGACGAAATGGAAGACCCAACGGTAGATATGGATTGGGATGATGAGGAGTATGAACAAACTCAGATGGATTTCATGGAATCACTATACGAACGTCAACGAGAAATGGTTCTCTATTGTCACGATTTAGTTGAAACTGACGGTGAACCTATTGAGGATTACGAAGATTAACAAAAATTAAGGGGGTATCACCCCCTTTTTTTATGTATTTTATGGGCAAGACCCATATAATTATAGGGTATAAAACAATATTTTATGAAAATTAAGTTAGAGTACATTTGGTTAGACGGTTACTACCCCGAGCCAAATCTACGTAGTAAGGTAAAGGTAGTGAATGCACCAGTACATGAAGTCAATGGAAAGAGAGTTCATGGTGTAGGATTGGAAGATTGTCCTGAGTGGGGATTTGACGGTTCATCAACGATGCAAGCTGAGGGTCATTTCTCGGATTGTATTTTGAAACCAGTAAGGTTGTATCCAAACCCAATGAATAAGGGTATGATGGATTCTTACTTGGTGATGTGTGAGGTGATGAATGCTGATGGTACACCTCATGAGACAAACACTCGTCACTTGATTGGTGAGGAGGAAGAAGGTTTGTGGTTCGGCTTCGAGCAGGAGTATACCATTATGAAGGAGGGTAAACCATTGGGTTTCCCTGTGAATGGATTCCCTGAACCACAAGGTAAGTATTATTGTGGTGTTGGTAATGGACAGGTTCACGGTCGTGAGTTTGTGGAACAACACATGGAAAACTGTATCATGGCGGGTATCGAGGTTACTGGTACCAATGCTGAGGTGATGTTGGGTCAATGGGAATACCAGGTATTTGGTAAAGGTAAGTTGAAATCGGCGGATGATTTGTGGATTTCTCGTTACATGTTATTACAGATGTCTGAGGACTATGGATTCAAGATTGAGTTCCACCCTAAACCTGTGACTGGTGATTGGAACGGTTCGGGTCTACACTGTAACTTCTCCAACGATAGAATGAGAAGTGAAGGTGGTAAGAAGTATTTCGATGCAATCTTCAAGACATTTGAATCACGTCATTTGGACCACATCAAATGTTATGGTTCATCTAATGAGATGAGGTTGACCGGTTTACATGAGACACAGAGTATTGATAAGTTCAGTTGGGGTGTTTCTGACAGAGGAGCGTCTATTCGTGTACCGTTGTCTACATCAAAGGATTGGGTTGGATATGTTGAAGACAGAAGACCAGCATCTAACGCTGACCCTTATCGTATTACCTTCATCATTGCGGAATCTATTTCACATGCTGAGGAGTTGGAAAAAACTTTACACAATATGTATAGTGAGGTAGAGGTTAGTGATGAGGTCAAAGATATGATTAAGACCGAACCTATCGAAAGAGAAGTTGAATAATGGAAACAAAGTTATCAGATAAGATTATAGAATTGGTTGAGAAGAGAGTGGGTGAATACCCCTCTCTTATTCAATCTGGTTGGTATCCACCTGATGTTGTGATGTCTTTATTGAATAAGGGTAACAAAGAAGTTTGGGGAAATAGTTTTATCGATGAGAAGATAGAAAGATACGAAGGACTTATTGAGTTTAGCCCAGGTTCTTCATATATTTACTATAAGAGAAATAGTGAAGATACCACCTATTGGTTGGTCTGTTTGACAGACGAGAAAGGAAGGGATGGTATCTTATTCTTTATTAACGGTATTAAAAAGCAAAAAATTAGATTACCATGGAATTAACATCAACACAGTTGAGAGAAAAAATGGAAAGCGGTGAGAAGTTCATCGTTGATATGTATGCTGAGTGGTGTGGACCGTGTAGAGTTATGGGTCCAATCATTGAGAGGTATGCTGAGAAACTAAAATCAGAAGGTTCTGAAGTAGGAGTATATAAATTTGACATTGAGAGTGATAAGGAATTGGCTGTTGAGATGGGTGTACGTTCTATCCCAACGGTTAAGGTTGTATCTGATGGTGAGATATTGATGACGAAAACTGGTATCTTGCAAGAGGCTCAATTGGAAGAATTAAAAGGAATGTTGTTGTAATGAAGCAGGTTGTATTATATTCTATGAAGGGATGTCCTTTCTGTGACCAGATGAAGGACTTATTAAAAGAATCCAATGTGGATTACATTGAAAGAGATATTGACGAGTACGAGAGAGAGTATGATACATTTGTTGAGGCAACAGGTAACGAATATATTCCTGCGTTCATGTTGATTGAACATGAGGGTGAGCAGGTTAACGATGTGAAGTTGATGGCGCCCGACAGGGATTTTGATGACATCCACGAAGCGTTGGAAAAAGTAAAACAATTCTTATAAAAAAAGGGGACTTCGGTCCCCTTTATTTTTATATCATCATAAAGTCTTTCATGTGGTCTTTGACTTGCCATGGGTAAGATTCTGCTCTATAACCCAATACCTTTTGAAAGTCAAAGTTTAATAAATCCATCTTTTGGATTTCTTCATCAATCTTTCCACCGAAACAAGCGTCCACAACATTGTTGATAAACTCTTCGCTGACGGTACTATTATTTGTCCGTACAAAAACGGTATCATCACGGAAAAGTATAAATCTTATGTTGTCGGTATAATTTGCTGAGAAGATATGGTTGGCAATTTTCATTGCGAGAAATTTATATTTTCTTAATTCAAATGATTGACCGTAATGGTCTTCAGATATCCAAGGTTTTTGAAATGGTATTGATTCTTTTGTTCTTACAGGTGCGTCCATGTCATTAAAGAAATAATGGTGTTTTGATATATTATTGATGTGTTTAATGTTATACGGTAATGTCTCTTCATTAAACTCACCATATCTAATTAAATCCACAAAGTTTAGTGGTGTCCAATTCTCGTCTGATTTACTCATCTTATCATTAATTAACAATGATATGTCAAATACATTTGTTAATGTGGTAAATCCGTTGAGTACAAAAAATCTATCCACCCAAGTAACCCAAATGGATGTTTTTACTTTCGGGTCTAATCTTTGGTGTTCGTTTATAATAATGTTGGCGATTTGATTACAAATGTCATAATCAAATCTTAATTTATTTTCTTTCATATGTTCTTAAACTTATTTGATGAAATTATATGAAATTCTAACTACACCTTAAAGAGTTCTGTAGTATTTATTAATAAGAATTGGATTAGGTAATATTTATTACTATAAACCTTGAGACCTTTATAATTGGATGGCTAAAAATTTAAGAATTGTTCCGAACCCAACAGGTTCGACACCTTATATACTTTTTGAGAATGAATCTGGCGATAAGATTCAAATGAACGTCAATGATGATGGTTCTTTATCCTTTTCAGGCGCTACCAATGGTAATGACCTATTCAAAATGGATGCCAACGCTCAAAACATCAGAGTTGGTAAGGACGTAGATTTCACAAACGATATATATTTCGACAACACTTTAACTATGTCTGACGATGGTCAGTGGGTAGGTAAAGATTTGGGTGTTAAGGGTAACCTTGGTGATGTAGGTCCACAAGGTGAGCAAGGTGAGAAAGGTTTGAAAGGTTATCGTGGTGGTCAGGGACCGTTGGGTCCACAAGGACCACAGGGTGACGACTTCCAAGGTTCAACAGGTCCTCAGGGTATTCAAGGACCAGCAGGTGAAGACAATACCAAAGGACCGAAGGGTCTTAAAGGTAGAAAGGGTTCTCAAACAAAGGGACAGAAAGGACCACAGGGTAGTTCTCCACGTGGTGGTCAAGGTGGTCAAGGTTCTTCACCAAAAGGTATTAAAGGTGGTCAGGGTTCACAAGGTAATATTGGTGCTCAAGGTACTCAGGGTACGTCAGTTATCGGGCCGCAAGGTGGTTTAGGTGATTCTTTCCAAGGGTCGACAGGTATTGTTGGTGATTCATCACCAGGTGATGTTGGTCAGGGAGGTTCTCAAGGTGCTACAGGTGCTGGTGGTGATAAGGGTACTAAGGGACCTGGTGGAGCTAAAGGTGATAAAGGACCTACTGCACCAAAAGGACCAAAAGGTCTTAAAGGTCCGACGGCACCTAAAGGACCGAAAGGATATAAAGGTCTGAAAGGTTTGAAGGGAACCAAAGGTTCTCAAGGGGCATCACCAAGAGGTGGTATTGGTCCACAAGGTGTTTCACCGATTGGACCACAAGGTCTTATAGGTACGTCTCCAAGGGGTGTATTCGGACCAATAGGAAATCAGCCAGGACGTGGTGCACAAGGTGATGCTAATCCAGGTCCAACAGGTCCTACGGGTTCAGCTAACCCAGGTGCTCAAGGTCCTACAGGTCCGACATTCCAAGGTTCTGCGGGACCAGGTGGAGACAAAGGTCCAACAGGTAATGACGGAGCGAAAGGTTACAAAGGTCTTAAGGGTATTAAAGGTGGTAAAGGTCACAAAGGTTATAAAGGTAATATTGGTAACTCACCACAAGGACCAAGAGGTAACCAAGGTGCTTCACCACAAGGTAATAGAGGTGCTGGTGGTGCTCAAGGAGCCGCTAATCCAGGTCCACAAGGACCGACAGGTTCTTCTTTCCAAGGTATTGGTGGTGACCAAGGACCAACAGGTCCACAGGGTAATGACGGACCAAAGGGTCCTAAGGGTTACAAAGGAGTTTTAGGTGGTAAGGGTCTAAAAGGTCAAAAAGGTAATGTAGGTAATTCACCGAGAGGTGCACAAGGACCTCAAGGTTCTTCACCACGTGGTAATACGGGTGGTAGAGGTGCAACAGGAGCCAACAATCCAGGTCCAACAGGACCGACGGGTTCAGCATTCCAAGGTTCGACAGGTGATGGAGGTTCAACTGGTCCACAGGGTAATGACGGACCGAAAGGGCCAAAAGGTTATAAAGGTATTACAGGTGCCAAAGGTTATAAGGGTGTAAAAGGATATATTGGTACATCACCACAAGGACCAAGAGGTAATCAGGGTCCTTCACCAATTGGTGATACGGGTTCTCGTGGCGGTCAAGGTGCTGCGAATCCTGGACCTACAGGACCTGGAGGTTCTGCACATCAAGGACCTACGGGTGATGGTGGTGATAAAGGACCTACTGGTAATCTTGGTGCTAAAGGTTATAAGGGTACTAAAGGTACTAAGGGTCTTAAAGGACACAAAGGATACAAAGGTAATATTGGTAATTCACCATTAGGACCAAGAGGTGCTGGAGGTGCTTCACCGCAGGGTCCACAGGGTAACCGAGGAGCCACAAGTGCTAACAATCCAGGTCCAACAGGGCCAACAGGTTCTTCTTTCCAAGGAGATTTAGGTCCTCAGGGTAATACAGGTCCAACAGGTTATGATGGGCCAAAGGGTCCTAAGGGATACAAAGGTATTTTAGGTGGCAAAGGTTACAAAGGTAATAAAGGTAATAGAGGTGGTTCACCACGTGGTCCACAAGGGCCGCAAGGGGCTTCACCAAGAGGACCTCAGGGTAATAGAGGTGGTACTGGTGCTGCTAATCCAGGACCTAAAGGACCTGTTGGTCCATCATTCCAAGGTTCGACAGGTGATGGTGGTGATAAGGGACCAACAGGAAATGACGGTGCTAAAGGTTATAAAGGTATTAAAGGTTTCACAGGAGCCAAAGGATTTAAGGGACACAAAGGATATAGAGGTCCGTCACCACAGGGTCCTAGAGGTGCTCAAGGTGCATCTCCGAGAGGTGATTCAGGTCCTAGAGGTAATACAGGTGCTAATAACCCAGGTCCAAAAGGACCTATAGGTTCTACTTTCACAGGTGACAAAGGACCAACAGGTAATGATGGTGCTAAAGGTTATAAAGGTCTTAAGGGTCGTAAAGGACACAAAGGATATGTTGGTAATTCACCATTAGGTCCGAGAGGTGCTCAAGGTGCGTCACCAAGAGGTGGTCAAGGTGCTGCTAATCCAGGGCCAGGAGGTCCAACAGGTTCATCATTCCAAGGTTCGACGGGACCAACAGGTAATGATGGTGCTAAAGGTTATAAAGGTCTTAAGGGTCGTAAAGGACATAAAGGATATATTGGAACATCACCGAGAGGACCACAAGGTGCTCAGGGTACATCAATTATGGGACCTACTGGTGCTGCTAATCCAGGGCCAGGAGGTCCAACAGGTTCATCATTCCAAGGGGATAAAGGACCAACAGGTAATGGTGGTGCTAAGGGACATAAGGGATATAAAGGAGCCAAAGGGCATAAAGGGTATGTTGGTGCTTCACCAGCAGGTCCGAGAGGTGATGGTGGTGATTCTATACGTGGTAATCAAGGTGACAATGGTGGTACAGGTGCTAATAATCCTGGTCCTAAAGGACCTGCTGGTGCAAGAGGTAACGCCCCATCAGGACCGATTGGTAACCAAGGTTCTACGGGTGAACCAGGAATTAATGCTGAATTTCCAGGTGATGATGGTGCTCAAGGTCCAAAAGGGTATAGAGGTGATGATAGTGCTGTTAAGGGACCTAAAGGTGCTAAAGGGCCTAAAGGATATATAGGTAATAATCCTAAGGGACCTAAAGGTTCTACGGGTTCAGGAGGGTCATCTGCCGTTGGTGCACAAGGACCACAGGGTTCAACAGGTGCTAGAGGTCCACAAGGAGGACAAGGAGCCAAAGGTTATAAGGGATATAGAGGTACTCAAGGACCATCATCGGATATTAGATTTAAGGATAACGTCAAAGGACTAAAGGGTAATTTATCAAAACTGCTTTTATTGAAGGGTCTTTACTTTGAGTGGAATGATGATGAATTTTCTACTAATTATTTCAATGGTAGTATCAAAGGAACATCAATCGGTTTCGTGGCTCAGGAAGTTGAAGAAGTATTACCTGATGTTGTTGAAAGAGACGCTCAAGGTGTAATGGGTGTTGAGTATGATATTATGTCAGTTATTGCCTTAGGTGCGTTACAAGAACAACACACAAGAATACTTATGTTAAAGGATAGAATAAACAACCTCAAAGAGTTAGTTGACTAATGGGTAAGAATATTAAAATAACACCAAAAGACGGTATCATTGAATTTTCAGGTGCTACTTCATCGTCTATTGACTTAGGACATAATGAAAGTTCTGATGAATTGAAATTCTCAGGTGCAACTCTTAATCCTGTCAGATTGGCAGTTAAGGGTGGTTATACTTTTAATTCTGATTCTAAGGTATTGATTGAGGGTTCAGGTGAAGTTTTATCTAAAGGTCAAAAGAGAATTGATAAGGGTGGTGTTTGGCAAGGTCCGAGAGCTCAAGACAAGGGAACCAAAGGTGTAAAGGGTATTAAAGGTCCTAATGCGGTTACTGCTGAACAGGGTGACAAAGGATATAGAGGTAATCAAGGTAACATAGGTGCGAATCAAGCCGTTGGTACAAGAGGTAATCAGGGTCCTATAGGTAATATAGGTGGTCAGGGTTCTAAAGGTATCAAAGGTCCACAAGGACCAGGTGGTTCAACAGCCGACCCGTCACCAACGGGTGATAAGGGACCAACAGCACCAAAAGGACCAAAAGGATATAAAGGTCTTAAGGGTGTCAAAGGTGGTGCTGGTGATAAGGGTCAGAAAGGTAACATCGGTAATAAAGGTATTAAGGGTGTTATTGGTAGTTCACCTAAAGGTGTTAGAGGACCACAGGGTAATTCACCGACAGGTGCTAAAGGTCCACAGGGTAACTCACCAAAAGGTATTAAGGGTATCAAAGGTTTCAAAGGTGCTCGTGGTGGTTCAGGTGGTGCTGGTGATAATAATCCAGGTGCTCAAGGACCTGTAGGTGCATCAGTTCAAGGTTCTACGGGACCTGTAGGTATTTCAGTACAAGGACCAGGTGGTTCACAAGGTCCTACAGGACCAGGTGGTGATAAGGGACCACTAGCCCCTGATGGTGCAAAAGGTTTCAAAGGTATTAAGGGTTCACAAGGACCTAAGGGTATCAAAGGTATTAAAGGTCTTAAAGGTCCTAAGGGATATAAAGGTAATAAAGGTATCAAAGGACATAAGGGTCTTATTGGAGTATCTCCACAAGGTCCACGTGGAGGTACAGGTCCATCACCAAGAGGTCCAATCGGACCACAGGGTGTTTCACCAATTGGTCCACAACCAGGTAGAGGTGGACAAGGTGCTGCTAATCCAGGACCAACAGGTCCGACAGGTAGTGGATTCCAAGGACCAGTAGGTCAAGGAGGTTCAACAGGTCCGACAGGATTTGATGGACCAAAAGGTCCTAAGGGTTACAAGGGTACTAAAGGTATCAAAGGACACAAAGGATACAAAGGTAACATAGGTAATTCACCAGTGGGACCAAGAGGTCCACAAGGGTCATCACCTCAAGGGGTTCAAGGTAACAGAGGTAACCAAGGTGCAGCCAATCCAGGACCAACAGGACCTACAGGTTCAACTCACAAAGGTATTCAAGGACCTGGTGGTGATAAAGGACCACAAGGTGTTGATGGACCAAAAGGTTATAAAGGTACTAAGGGAGCCAAAGGTCACAAAGGTTACAAAGGTCAAAAAGGTTATATTGGTACATCGCCACAAGGACCAAGAGGTGCTCAAGGAGCGTCACCACAGGGTAACCAAGGTGGTAGAGGAGGACAGGGAGCGGCTAATCCGGGTCCAACAGGTCCAACAGGTTCAACTAATCAAGGTGCACAAGGTTCGGTAGGACCAACAGGGCCAACAGGGTTTGACGGACCTAAAGGACCTAAGGGTTACAAAGGCGGTTTAGGTGCTAAAGGTATAAAAGGTGTTAAAGGTTATATCGGTACATCGCCACAAGGTCCGAGAGGTGCTACAGGTGCATCCCCTCAAGGTAATAGAGGTGGTACTGGTGGTCAGGGTGATGCTAATCCTGGTGCAACAGGACCTACAGGGTCTTCATTCCAAGGTTCTGCAGGTGTTCAGGGTCCAACAGGACCACAAGGTAATGACGGTGTAAAAGGTCACAAAGGTTATAAGGGACCTAAAGGTCTTAAAGGACGTAAGGGTGTTAAAGGTTATGTTGGTTCATCACCGAGAGGTCCACAAGGTGCGCAAGGAGCGTCACCAAGAGGTGTTACGGGTAATAGGGGAGCTACAGGTGCAGCCAATCCAGGGCCAACAGGACCTACAGGTTCAACACATAAAGGTATCAAAGGACCAATCGGTCCAACGGGACCGTTAGGTTACGATGGTGCTAAGGGTTACAAAGGGATTAAAGGTGGTCTCGGAGCCAAAGGATATAAAGGACATAAAGGATATCGTGGTAATTCACCGACTGGTCCTATAGGTCCACAAGGTGCATCACCTCAAGGTAATAGAGGTGGTACTGGTGGACAAGGAGCCGCGAATCCTGGACCAAAAGGACCTGTGGGTCCAACTAATACAGGTGCACAAGGACCTGGTGGTTCAACAGGGCCAACAGGGTTTGACGGACCTAAAGGACCTAAGGGTTACAAAGGCGGTTTAGGTGCTAAAGGTTACAAAGGTGTTAAAGGTTATATCGGGGCATCACCGAGAGGTCCGGTAGGACCACAAGGAAATGGACCTAGAGGTGGTCAAGGAGCGGCTAATCCTGGGCCAACAGGACCAGGAGGTTCTTCATTCCAAGGAAGTACAGGGCCTACGGCTAACGATGGACCAAAAGGACATAAGGGTTATAAAGGAGCCAAAGGTCATAAAGGTTATATCGGTAATTCACCACGTGGACCACAAGGGTCACAAGGTAACTCACCTAGAGGTGGTCAAGGAGCGGCTAATCCTGGACCAACAGGACCTACAGGGTCTTCATTCCAAGGTTCTGCGGGACCTACAACACCTGATGGTGAAAAAGGTTACAAAGGACTTAAAGGACGTAAAGGTCACAAAGGTGTTAGAGGTAATTCACCAAGAGGTCCGCAAGGTTCTCAAGGTAATTCACCAAGAGGTGGTCAAGGAGCGGCTAATCCAGGACCTCAGGGTTCGGCAGGTGATTCATTCCAAGGTGATAAGGGGCCAACTGCAGGTGACGGAACAAAAGGTCATAAGGGTTATAAAGGAGCTAAAGGTCACAAAGGTTATATCGGTAATAAAGGACCTCAAGGAGCCTCACCAACAGGACCAAAAGGACCGAAAGGTAGTATAGGTGTTGGGCAACCAGGACCAAAAGGTGTAAAAGGACCACAAGGTGCCGCTGGTACAAATGCTAAAGGTAGAAAGGGTCCTGCGGGTAACAAAGGACCTAAAGGTATAAAAGGTCAAAAAGGTTCAGTTAACTCTCAAGGGGGTTCTACAGGTTCTGCAGGTTTATATCCAGGACCTGGTGGTTCAACAGGTTCACAAGGTAAGAGAGGTTCTTCGGGTGTAGGTGCTAAAGGTCCAAGAGGAAATACAGGAGCTAAAGGTTACATTGGACCAACGGGTAATAAAGGACCAAAAGGGCCAAAAGGTTATAAAGGACCTGCCGCAGCATGTTACTCAGTAACAATACAAGGTCAATTCCCTGAACCACCAACAGACCTTGGTTGTCCGGCGCAATCTCTAAGTGTGTATTCTAACTGTACGAGTATTAACGGAGGTTGTTTGATTTATGATGTTTCGACTTGTACTTCGTGTACTTCTCTATCAGGGTGGTTCTACCATAACTTTGTTGATGGGTTTGATACTATGGGTGGTAACCCGTGTCTGTTAAACAATATAGGTGGTTGTGGTCGTTCAGATATTAGTTTGAAACAAGATATTAAAACACTTACAGGTGTTACTGAACAGATACTTAAGATGGAAGTTAAGGAGTACGATTGGAATGAAACGTTACCTAACTATGAACAATTAAAAGAAAAAGATAAGTTACACTCTATTGGTTTAATTGCTCAGGAGTTACAAGATATATACCCTGAGTTAGTATATGAACGTGAAGATGGTTATTACAGTATTTACTACTATAAGTTGAATGCAGTTTTAATTGAGGCGGTAAAAGAACAACAATTGGAGATTGAATCTATTGACCAAGATATAAAAATGTTATCACAAAAACTTAACTAATGGCACAAAATGTAGTTATATATCCGTCAGGGAGTACTAAAAATCCATACCCACACATTGAATTCTCAGGTGCTAATGGGTACTACTATTGGGAAATCAATGAGGATGGTTTGTTGTATTCTTACCAACCTAATATTCCAACGAGTGGTTTAACTTTCTATTTGGATGCTGCTGCGTATGACTCTTATTCAGGTGGTACATTATGGTGGGATTTAACTGAGGGTCGTTACTTAATTGGTGAGGGTGATGGTGTTCAGTACGATGGTATTATGACGGGAGCTACTAAGTACAGAGATGTTAACCAATTGATACATACAGAAGCCTCAGCTATTAATGTAAGTGGTACATATGAATGGTGGTTCTCAGATATAGCCAATGGGTTGGTGGATATCAACAATAATAATGATTACTATGATGAGTTAATTGCTCAAAATTACAGTACGATTTTCGTTAAAATATATAAGTCTACAGACCCTGATAACTATTATCAGATTTATAGTGGTACAAGTGCTTCTTTGGTTGCGGGTAATGACCTTAAATTAAGTATGACACGTATTGGTGGTGTATCTTCATGGGACGGTTCTGATGTGTATAACACTCAAAGAGCGGGTTACCCAGGTTTGAATAACCAAAACTTAAATGGTGTCGTTACTGTTGAGTTCATTCCATCGAGAAATGGTGGTGGTCTTACTGATACTAAAGTATCGTCTGATTTGGTAAATACTCCATATCACAATCCTGTAAATGGTGGTGTGTTTAGATTTGATGGTACCAATGAATACGCAAGAGCCTTAGACCCTAATGTTAGGGGTGGTACTATTTCGAGAACGATGATTGGTTTCTTCAGTGCTGCGACATCTAATAACGGTTGTATGTTTGGTATGGGTGATGAACCAACAGGTGGTGGTCCCAATAATAGTTCATGGGAGTTATGGAACTATAATGATGCCAATGGTTTAAGAATACACTGGACGGGAGGAAACTTAGGTGTGTCGGGTAATTACTTATTACAGAATAACTTAAATAAGTGGTTGATGGCGGCACTTTCCTATAATACTGATACGAATGTTGCAACATTAAAAATATATGATGATGGTGTTGTTTATAGTGGTACACAAACAAATAGTGCTATTGACACTCGAACAGATAATATCTCAATCAATAAATCTGCTTATGGAACTGAGGGTGGAGGTATGACTGGTAACTTCGCAATTATGTTGTATTATGAGAGAGAGCTTAGTTTAACTGAGTTAGATAAAATATATAGAGTATTTGCACCAAGATTTGGTGTAACACCGGCTATTGTGCAGCCAGGACTTGAAATGTGGTTAGATGCCAAAAATACTAACAGTTATACCGGTGGTACGATATGGCATGATTTAACTGAAAATGGTAATGATGGTACTATAACAGGTCCGACACATAGTGATTATTACTTAGACTTTGACGGTACTGACGATTATGTTTCTTTACCTACTCAGACTATGTATCGTTCAGGTGGTACGATATGTATGTTGTTTAATAAAGATGCTGATAATGGAGGATTATTATGGGGTGCGAATTATGACAGACATTTATCCACAACCACTAATAATTTTTATGGTGAAACTGCTTCAAACTGTAATAGTTTTACCTCTCCTGACTACAGTGCAGGAATAGGTAATTGGGTTCAATATACGTTAGTTTTCACAGGGAATAGTGCTTACCATTATGTTGATGGGGTTTCTATTGGTGAAACACCAAATTATGGTTCAATTAACTGTGCTACGGCTACTTCTGAATTAGCTGCAGATTTCCCATTTAGTAGAATCGGTAATTCAACACAATATGTTGGTTTCTTTGATGGTAAGATTTCTGCGGTATTAAAATACGATAGGGCATTAACTCAAGCGGAAATAACTGAAAATTACGAAGCTTTAAGGCAAAGATACAGTGATTAAACTATTTATAAAAGAGTTGAATTATGAACTATTGTGATTACTTAATTATTAAATCAAATGAGGTTGACAAGATTGATTTCAGTCAGGTCAAAGAAGACTCAGTAAATAGTCTAAGATATAGTTTAGACGGTAGTAAAACTTTCTTTAAGTGGTACTACGAAGAGCCAACATTTCTTCAATCTTTTGATTGGAGTGATGGACCTCACTCACACAGTGAGATGATAAACATATTGTCAACAAATGAATGGACAGACCCTAATGGACCAATTTAATGAGAGCTAGAATATTTCAAATATCTGATTCAACAAATCCACTAAAGATTTATGTAATCTCTAAATTCAATGAAGGATTGGATGTAAACTCCAATGCGGTGATTGATGCTAAAGGTGAGTGGGTTGGACCTATTACCAACCTTAAAGGTCTTAAAGGTGAGAAGGGTGACTTGGGTATTAAGGGTATTAAAGGTACTCAAGGTGGTCAAGGTCCAGGTGGTGACAAAGGTTTGAAGGGTCTTAAAGGTCTTAAGTTCGGTAAAGGTCATAAGGGTCTTATCGGACCTAAAGGTATTAAGGGACGTAAAGGTTTAGTTGCTGACACAGGTGCTCAAGGTAATGTAGGTGCAGGAACAAAAGGTCCACAAGGTGGAGTTGGTGATTCAGTTCAAGGTTCCACAGGTCCTACAGGTAGTTCTTTCATCGGTTCAACAGGTGGAGGTGGTGACTTAGGTCCACAAGGTATTCAAGGTCCAACAGGGCCAACAGCCCCTAAGGGTCCTATTGGTGACAAAGGTTACAAAGGACCTAAAGGTATTAAAGGTCTGAAAGGACCAACGGCAGGTAAAGGTCTTAAAGGTGATACTGGTTCTACTGGTGTTGGTGGTGATAAAGGTTACAAAGGTGCGTTAGGTACAGGACCTAAAGGACAAAAAGGTCCTCAAGGTAATTCACCTATTGGTGTTAAGGGTACTCAAGGTTCTTCACCACGTGGTAACTTCGGTCCACAAGGTGGTATAGGTGCTACAGGTGGTGTTGGTGACAACAATCCTGGACCAAAAGGACCTATCGGTCCAACACATCAAGGTCCTATTGGTGACCAAGGTCCTGCATTCCAAGGTTCTACAGGTCCTCAGGGGCCAGGTGGTCCTGGTGGAGATAAAGGTCCAATCGGTAATGATGGTCCAAAAGGACCTAAAGGTTATAAGGGTGCTACAGGAGCCAAAGGTTATAAAGGGATTAAAGGGATTAAAGGTCCAAAAGGTATCAAAGGACATAAAGGTCTAATTGGTAATTCACCACGTGGTCCTCAGGGTTCACAAGGGTCATCTCCATTGGGGCCGAGAGGTAACTTTGGTGGTCAAGGAGCTGCTAATCCAGGTCCACAAGGACCAGTAGGTTCTGCATTTATAGGGTCTACAGGTGTTCAGGGTCCAACAGGGCCAACAGGTAATGACGGTCCAAAGGGACCTAAAGGTTATAAGGGTGCTGAGGGTCTTAAAGGTCGTAAAGGTGTTAAAGGTTACATCGGAGTATCACCGCAAGGACCAAGAGGTGCAACAGGTGCTTCACCTGTAGGTGCTCAGGGTGGACAAGGTGGTCAGGGTGATGCTAATCCTGGTCCAACAGGTCCGACAGGTAGTTCATTCCAAGGTGACGGTGGTGACCAAGGTCCTACAGGTCCAGGTGCTGGTGATGGTCCAAAAGGACCAAAAGGATATAAAGGAACTAAAGGTCTAAAAGGACGTAAAGGTTTCAAGGGATATATTGGAACTTCACCGCAAGGTCCAAGAGGTGCCACAGGTGCATCACCAAGAGGTGCACAAGGTAATAGAGGTGGTCAGGGTGCTAACAATCCAGGTCCTCAAGGTCCTGTCGGTTCAACCCACAAAGGTATCAAAGGACCTATTGGTCCAACTGGTCCACAGGGTAATGACGGACCGAAAGGGCCAAAAGGTTATAAAGGAACCAAAGGAGCCAAAGGACATAAGGGTTATAAAGGTAATATTGGTAATTCTCCAAGAGGACCACAAGGTGCTACAGGTGCTTCGCCTCAAGGTAATAGAGGTGGTCAAGGTGGTCAAGGAGCCGCTAATCCAGGACCTAAAGGTCCAACAGGTCCAGCATTCCAAGGTGATGGTGGTGATACAGGTTCAACTGGACCTACAACACCAGACGGTGCAAAAGGTTACAAAGGACTTAAAGGACGTAAAGGTCACAAAGGTTATATCGGTGACAAGGGTTACAGAGGTGCATCGCCACAAGGACCAAGAGGTGCGACAGGTGCATCACCAGGAGGGGATTTGGGTCCTCAGGGTAATACAGGTCCTGCAAATCCAGGTCCTAAAGGTCCTGTAGGTCCAGCATATCAAGGACCAATAGGTCCTCAGGGTTCAACAGGGCCGACAGGTAACAACGGTCCACAAGGTCCTAAAGGAATTAAGGGACCTAAAGGGGCTAAAGGACATAAGGGTTATAAAGGTAATATTGGTAACTCACCACGTGGTCCACAAGGTGACCAAGGTGCATCACCAAGAGGTGCATTAGGTAATAGAGGTGGTCAAGGAGCCAACAACCCAGGTCCTACGGGACCTACGGGTTCAACACATAAAGGTATCAAAGGACCAATCGGTCCGACAGGGCCAGGTGCTGGTGACGGTGCTAAAGGTTACAAAGGTCTTAAAGGTAGAAAAGGACACAAAGGATATATTGGAACGTCACCGAGAGGACCACAAGGTGCTCAAGGCGCATCACCAAGAGGTAATACAGGTGCCAACAATCCAGGTCCAGGTGGTTCAACAGGTTCAGCATTCCAAGGTTCAACAGGACCAACAGGTAATGATGGTGCTAAAGGTTACAAAGGTCTTAAAGGTAGAAAAGGACACAAAGGATATATTGGAACATCACCGAGAGGACCACAAGGTGCTCAAGGTCCATCACCAAGAGGTAATACAAGTGCTAACAATCCAGGTCCAACAGGACCAACAGGTTCATCATTCCAAGGGGATAAAGGACCTCAGGGTAATATTGGAGATAAAGGTTATAAAGGTCTTAAAGGTCGTAAAGGACACAAAGGATATATTGGAACATCACCACAAGGACCAAGAGGTGCTCAAGGTGCGTCACCAAGAGGTAACACAGGTAGTAACAATCCAGGTCCAAAAGGTCCAAAAGGACCAGCATTCCAAGGGGATAAAGGACCTCAGGGTAATAAAGGTCCAACTGCTCCAAATGGTCCACAGGGTCCAGGTGGCTCAACAGGTCCGGCCGGACCAGAAGGCCCACTCGGTCCAAAAGGTCCTAAAGGTAATCAGGGTCCTCCAGGGATTGATGGTGTTAAAGGTTCAACAGGCCCAAGAGGTGCTGATGGTTCTGCAGGTACTGGTGGTTCACAAGGAGCCAAAGGACCAAGAGGTCCACAAGGAGCTGCTAATCCTGGTTCTGCAGGTCCAAAAGGTACTAAGGGTCCTAAAGGATATACTGCTACTGCGGCACCAGGTCCAAAAGGTCCTAAAGGTTATACGGGTAATAAAGGTCCACAGGGTAACAGAGGTGGTCGTGGTCCAACGGGTTCTACAGGTTCTGCGGGTTCTTCAGATAGAAGATTGAAAAAGAACTTTAGGGAGATTCAAAATGCTTTAGATAAGATATTAAGACTTAGAGGTGTTAGCTTTGAATGGATTAAAGAAGACCTATCTATCAATTCATCTGAAAAATTAGATGTTAGGGATATTGGTGTAATTGCACAGGAAATCCAAGAAGAGTTCCCTGAGTTAATTATAGAAGATGACAACGGTATATTAACTGTTAGATATGCGTTACTTGTATCCATCTTAACTGAAGCAATCCAACAACAAAATTCTATATTAGATAAGAAAGAAATAGAATTAGAAAGACTTGAAACTTTAGCGAGAGAAAAAGGATTAATGTAATATTCTATTTTGTTTTATCGTATTATTACTAAATTTCTATAAAAAATAGAAGTTATGTTTTACGATTACAAACCTTCCAAGGAAAGATATGTTGTTTACAAAACCAATCATGGTGGTGTTGGTGATAAGTTGATAGGTGCAATGAATGCATTCTTATTGGCTTATGTTAATGATTATTCATTTAGAATTGAAGATAAAACAAATACGCCATTAGTTGAAATATTTACCAGTGACCATGAGTGGTGGTCGAGAGATTGGTATGAACAACCATTAAAAAGAGGTAGACTTAACTTACTCTCATCATATGATGAAATGGTTAACTATATAACCGAAGGTGTTATTGAGGATTATTATCCAAACGCTGAGTGTTTATATTTTTATTCAAATCAAACACTGATTCCATTCTTTTTTCAAAATCCAATTTATAGAGAAAAATTAGAAAGAATCGGAGTGGATGAAAAAACTATTTACCCTGAAATATTTCATTACCTATTCAACTTAGAAGACGAGTATAAAAAGAATTTTAACTATTTGAAAAGTAAGTTATTTTCAGATGTTAAGTATGTTATTGGTGTACACGTTAGAACCAATTGGAATTGGGGTGATATACCTCAGGTGAGTCAAAACACAATACAAAATTACATTAGAGCAATCAATCAAAATTTCTTACCAAATGCAAGGGTACTAATATCTTCAGACTCTCAAGAGGCATATGAGATGGTAAAAGAGGGTGTCTTTGATATGGATGTTGTTAGAATTTCTGGCGACGCTGTTCATGTTTCTAAGGTGGAGAATCCTAAACTTAATGACATGTTGAAAGCGATATATGAAATATATCTATTGTCTGAATGTGACTTATTGATTGGAAGTTACTGGTCTAATTTTACTCGATTGTCGGTTATGAGAAATCCAAGAAAAACTATCTTAGTCGAATTAGATGTAGAACCTTATGATAGTGCTGTGGATACAACAAAATATTGGATTGAACAATTAAGTAAGAGTGTTGATGATATTCAAAACAATGTAAGGAAAGCATTTCGTTTTCCAATAGAAATAAAGGGTCACACAAAGTGCGACCCCGAAGTTATGTTTACTATTAAGTAATTATATCAAATAAGTAATTAGAATTATGTTGGGGGTTAATCTTTTCCTCCAGCATAATTTTATTCATTGGGAAATAATACCAATCATAAGTGGCGTGTAATTCATTACTCCACATATTGGTTTTATTGTCTAAGAATGATTGAACGTAAGATACGTCTTCATTTAAGTAATCCGCATCCATTCTTTGCATTAATTCTAATGACCTTTCAGGTGTCCCAAAGTATTCTAATTTCCATCCTCTAAATGTTTTTAGGTGGTGGTCTGTCCAATGACTTCTATCTCTGAAATATTGTGCACTATATAATTTAAGGTTTTTGAAGTTACATAACTGAGTTCCTGATACTTCATACGGTTGATTTTCAAAATCAAAATTCCATACAAAGTGTCTCATTCTAAGAGTTAAGAATTCATATTCAATATAATCATAATTAAATAAGTTGGATTCAATTACTTTAGAGTCTGGTATCTCATCTGTATTGGATATGAAAACGTAGTCATGGTCTTTAGCACCAATATGTTCTAAAACCTGAGTCACAGAGTTTCTGTGATGTGCTTGACGATGGTAGTAAGGGTCATCATCTAAAATGTCTTCAGCCTCCTCTACGACCGTGTAAATGATTTTATCGTCATATTCTTTGAGTCTCCATAATTCGTTTTTAAGTGTTAGTTCCTGAGGTCTACCATCATAAGTGAAAGTCGCTTCAATTATGATGAAGAAATCCATTTCATTATAGAGTTCTTTTAATCTCATTTCTAATACTTCAAACTCACCATTGTATATAATACAATCGTATCTCTTAGGGAAGTTATCTACATCAAAGAATACTAAACTTTCAGGGTTGGGTGGTAAGTAATTGTCCGTTACTGGTGTTAGTTTCTCAGTGGTACCCTTAGGTGTTTCAGGTGGTAAACCTTCTTTGATTAATCTTGCAATATTCTTTTTGGTGGTAAAGTAATTTGTTGCGGTTTCACTATGTGCAAATGAGAACATCTTATCTTTAATGAATGTAGGGTCACCAAACCACGAAAGGTGCCAACCACAGTAGTAACGTTGAAACTCATCAGAATCATCATCCCAACGAATATTTCTTAGGTGTTGAATGATGTCATTGTTATCATCGTATTGTTGTTTTGTGATGATACTACTTCCACCCCAAATGTAATTCTTCTCCCACTTAGTATTCCATATAAACCATTTCTGTTCACAGATGATTGGTTTTCTTTCTAAAAGAGGGATGAAGTTATCCTTTTTAGACATATCAGGAATCTCATCAACATCAGATATCATAATGATGTCTTCTGGTTGTAAGTTTAATTTATCGATACCTCTACTGATAGCTCTTCTTTGGTGGTGTTCCCTTACCCAGTTCATGTTTCTAATTTCAGGTATTGCGACTAACTCATTGATTTCTTCTTGAGTTAAATTTTCAGGAAAGTCTGTAACGATAATATGAGTTATTTTATCCAAATACTTTTGATACCTTTTCTTATGAATGGTAAAGTATAATGGTTTTTCATCACCTGTGTGTGTTTGATTAGACTCCACCAATATAAAGTGGTCCACTTCGTCATAGAGTGTTTCTAAACGATATTCTAAAACATCGAATTCATTATAGAAGATAAATGCATCTACTACTTTCATACTTATTTAATTAACATTTTATTATTTATTACTATTGCGTCTATGTCTGAATTATTATATAGTTCGATAGCTTCCTCAGGGGTTTCTACTATTGGTTGACCATTAACGTTTAATGATGTGTTCAATACGATTGGAACTCCTGTATGTTGACCTAACTTTTCAATCAGACTATAAAGTTTTTCGTTGGTTTCTTTGGTTAATGTTTGAACTCTTGCGGTTCCGTCCACGTGAGTGACTGAAGGTATTTCCCAAGGTTTCTTCACAGGACAGGTATATAACATATAAGGTGAGTCGACATCGATGTCAAACCATTCTGTAACTCTTTCTTTTAATACTATTGGTGCAAATGGTCTAAACCATTCTCTATGTTTCACCCTTGAGTTCAAAATCTCTTTCATCTTTGGGTCTGTTGGGTTTGCTAAGAAAGACCTATTCCCTAAAGCTCGTGGTCCAAACTCACTACGACCTTGGAACCATGCAACTATCTTTGACTCTGATAACATCTTAGCAATAACATCTTCATCATAGTCAATACCTTCTTCAATATCTTCATATTCGTTTCCTGTATAACAAACGTCACTAATCTCAAACTTTTGACGAGGGATTTCTTCTAATTGATAAGAACAGAATAATGCTGCACCTACAGATAAACCATCATCACCAGTTGCTGGATACATATAAAGGTTATCAAAATCCATTTGTTTTAATAACTTATAGTTGGAGGTACAGTTTAACATTGTCCCACCAACGATACAAAGATTACCATCATTCAGACCTTCAGTCATCTCAAATAATTGTTTTGAATATTTCTGAATAGTTTTCTCTAAGGTGTATTGAATTGATGCTGCATGATTAAATCTTTCTTCCAAAGACATTTCTTCTCTACCTTTCAACACTCTTAAGGGGTAAAGGAAGTCTTTATTAATTCTACTAATACCGAGTTCTCTTTCTTCCTCAATCCAACCTCTAAGTTCTTGCCACGGTCTTTCTGTGATGTATGATGCTGCCCAACAGTTAAATGTCATATTATCAGTAACATTTGTCATCTGATGTTGTGGTTCAGATAATAATTCCCAATTATCTTTAATCTTTTGGGATGGTTCACCATAAGGAGCAGCACCCATTGTTGTTCCTGCTTTAACGACACCAGGTCCAAATTCTAACATCTCAGTCATTACAGTGTAAAGATTACCTATAGTTGTGTTAGGTGAACCCATATATGTGAGTTTGTTTCCATCACCTAAGAAGAAAGCGGAGGAACGTTCACCTGTGATACCTGATGCGTCTAATGAGAAAATAGCTGCACGTTCTAAGTTATTGGTGTAGTAAACAGAGGCGGCATGTGCGGTATGATGGTTAACAATAACACCACCTTTTAATACTTCATTACCGAGTAATACATTACAACTTATATGGTCACGTTGAAAGTAATCGACAGTTGGGACATAGAAATGGTTACCATCGAAGATTTCAAAACCGTACTCTTCATTATAGTTGTCATTATTTCTTGTTATTGAATTAAAGTTAGGGTGTAATTGTGAGAATGGATATTCGTATAATTCATCTTCACGATAGAAAACCCTAACAAAATCATCTCCCACATCTAAATTACCTATGGCAACCAAATCAATATCATCAATCGTAAGATTGTGAGGATTAAGGATGTAATCAATTACTTCCCAACATAAATACCTATCTTTTTTTTGTCGGCTAATTCTTTCAGTTGCTACTGAACCGAGTAGTTTACCGTCAACAACTAATGACACTGCAGAGTCGTGTCCATTTGTAATACCGAGTACTTTCATTATTTGCTTTATTTTCCAATAATGATAAGTTATATTTTCCTAAATTAAACAAGACAATTATGTATTATTCAGACCCTTTTATTGACGATTACAAAAGTGAAGAAGTTCACTATTACTCTTACTATTCATTTGAGAACATGTTCTCTGATGAAGAGATTGAATATATTAAACAGTGGGGAGAGCACTTCCCAGCAATGAGCGGTGAGGTTGGAGGAGACGAAGACCTTAGTGTTAACGAAGATATTCGTATTAGTAGAATCAGTTGGATAGCCTTAGAAGAGGGTACCAAATGGATTTTTGACCGTTTGGCTGAATGTGCAATTGTTGCCAATAAAGAAATGATGTGGAATTTTGACCTTTCAGGTTTTGGTGATGAGATTCAATATACTGAATACTTCGGTGAAAACAATGGACATTATTCATGGCACGGTGATATCGGTCCCAACGTACCACATAGAAAATTATCAATCGTTGTTCAATTATCCGACCCTGAAGATTATGAGGGTGGTGAGTTAGAATTAAGTGCTGGTAGTTATTTGGTTGATGGACCTAACACTAAAGGTACTGTAATTGTATTCCCTTCTTTTGTACTTCATAGAGTATTACCACTTACTTCAGGTGAGAGACGTTCATTGGTAAGTTGGGTATCAGGACCAAGACTTAAGTAATATGTTGTTAAGATTTGAGGGTGGAGATTTTAAGGATTTACTTAAAAATAATGAAAGGTTTATTCTTCACGTATTCTTTAAGGAACAAACAAAATTAAAAACAGAAGCGTACCTTAATATAACTCCATCATTTTCTAACGTGGCTGAAAGTGCTAATCAGCACGTTGAAGTTATGAAATCATTTCCTGATGCGTTATTCGTGGAAACGTTTCATCATGAGTCCTATGACTTAGTTAATAACTTTGGTTTTAATTATGGTGAGTTGTGGGATGACTTTAATAGTCATTACCGTCCATTAATAATTGGTGTAAAAAAAGGACGAATGGTATCGAACTCATTAGGTGAGTGTTATTGTATTGATACTTACATGTCTATCTTACACAGTGTTTACCCTGAATTATTTGAACCACCCAGTGTAAGTGAGTCTTAATTCTTCAACACCTGGATTAACGTGAGATACATAGTGCCACTTTCCAACACCTTTCGGTAGGTCAAATAGTGTTAATGTATTAAACGTAGGAGTCTCAACTCTTTCTACTTCCATTGTATCATGATTCATAAAGTGTAGATTACCACCGTATTGAGGTAGCCAATCTTTAGTCAACTGATATACAAATCCTGTAGTTCCATTTGGAGAATCTACGTGTGGGGATAGAAAGTCACCAGGTAGATATACTGCAGCGAATACTTCGTCGGTGGTTGTTACTTTAGAATCAATAACTGAATTAATAAAAGAAATTGCTTCATCACTATATAACCAACCTCTAAGTTCACATTCGAAACATGTACAAGTTTTTTCGTGGTCATCAACGGTACGGTGGAAACAGTATGAAAACTCACCATTACCAAATGCTTGAGTGGCTCTATTATAGTTGTTTTTTATTTCTTCTTCATAATCAGGTGAAAACATTACAGAATCAAAACCTTCTTCACCACTAACTTTTGGGTGGGTAGAAACTCTCCACCAATCTCTTGGCATTTCTTCAGTAAAGTAATGATGTATTCTATTGGCGGCATCTTCTTTTAGGAAGTTTTTGATAACGACAACACGTTTGTTGGTGTACTCATCTCTGATTGTCTCAACATCTAAATTTGGGTTAATTAAATCTATAAAGTCCATATTAATATTCTGTATTAAAGAAAAATACCTGAAACAATCTACCGTCGTATATATCTTTACCAAAGTAATCCATTGATATATGGAAATTGTCTGCTCTATACATTACTAGTCTATTGAATAAGTTACCAAATCTATCAACCTGTTCCCACTTTGTGATATCTTTAGCGGTTTCTATTGGTGATGTTGGGTCGTATTCGTCGTTCTTATGTTCTTCATAATCCCAAGTCAAAAGACCCGTTTTTTTATGTTTATAAATACCTGTCCCTGCAGTTACAGGTGCATCAGGTGTGAGATATAGGACACCGGCCCATTCAGTATAAGAGTCTGAGTGTATCCATGAACGGTCTTGTGCTGTGGTGTATTGAAATGAGCCGGTGTACTCACCACCCCACCATGTTATTTCACCCGCAAACGGTCTTAAGATGTTACCAATAGTTTCTTTTATGGAATCGTTCATGAATGTTTCAGTTCTGTAACCTGGAAAGCTTCCTGTAACATTGAACTCCTGTTGAAGTGCAAATTCTCTCACTTCATAAGGGTTATCATAAAAGTCGTCTATGATTAATGAATTGACTCTCATATATTAATTTTTATAGAAAGATAAAAAGGAATGTTATAAAGAAAATAAGATGTTATAGATAATCTTGGAAGTTGTCATTGATATATTCTCTGACTCTTTCATCATCAGCCCACTCAGGCCAAGAAACTCGGATTAGTTCACCTTCTTCATCTAAGTAATATTCTAAAAGTGATTCCAAACTACCGTAGTATTCAAAGTCGTTATCACTACTGTAACCTCCCCAACTTAATACTGTCTTAACAACTTGTGGTAAGAGTTTTGTTACGTCAACCTGATAGTGAAAATCTTGAACTTCAATAGGTTCATTGGTTCCGGCTTTGTAAGTCTTCCTTTTATATGGAATCTCACGTGAGAAGAAATGTTCGTCAAATAAGTATCTTAACCCATTCATTACATCATTGTATAACTCATCATAGATTGCTGATTCTTCAGCGTTTCTATGAATATTTTCTAATTCTGACAGTACATCAGGTGAGTTTTCTTTGATGAATTTTGATAAAGTATCGTCATCCATATTGTTGATGACATCTACAGTTACGATATCTTTTACACCATCAATTTCAACTTCTTGACTTTCAACTTCATTGTAAACTAAAGATTTTAGGTAACTTACATTCTCAGGTGTAAGGTCACCAATAAAATCAGTGAGGTCATAAATGTTAGAGTCTATATCTAAAAAAGGTGTATCTTCCTGTAAAATTAATTTGGCTAGTGCTTTGGAATCTTCTCTATCATTAGCGAAGAACTTAGACATATCTTCACGGTCAATGGTCATCCAATATTTACCACCTTCCATAGTGACATCATCAAGGTAACCCAATAAGAATTCAATAACGAATTTAGGATTCTCTTCGTAGTATATAGTCATAACATCAGTTAGGTAACCTTCTTCGATTAAGTGGTCCATCATTTCTTCAATAAGATTTTTGGATTGAAGGAATTTCATAAAAGATTGGGTATCACCATTGAAATATTTCTTGATGAAATCTCCGAGGTCGTTATCTTCTAAAAACTGAATTAAGTCCATTGTGATGTTATTTTACTATAAATACAAAAAAAGGGAGAATTAATCTCCCTTTTGTTTAATCTTTAAGTTTTAGTTGTTTTACTTCTTTTCGTAGTATTTCTCAACTGTTTTTTTGATGGCGTTTTGCACCTGAGTTTGAGTTGATTGAGCAGTAGTTGAACTTTGTTGTACTGTCTGTGCTTTTTGTTTACATCCGCATCCCATAGTCTTATTTTTTAGTAGTGAAAGTTTATTCTTTCTAATAAATATATTTTAATTTGATTATCTGTAAAGTTGAACGCAAGTAAAAATTGTAATTTAGTTTACTGGGGGACCGCAGGATGCGGGTCTAGAGGTATTTCTTCTTTTATTTATTTCATTGGTTGTGATGATTTTTTGAATACTGAAGAAGATAAAATAATTGGAAAGGAATGTTCCCACACTCATAATGTGGGTATACCTGAAGGTTATGAAGACTGTGATTTAATTGCAGTTGTGAGAAATCCATACTCATTGTTTGTGAGTCGATGGTTGGATGATGCAAATGATATGGACCCTGAAGATGTAGTCAAAGGGTTTAAGGATTATGTACTGAGAAACCAGTTGTGGAATTACTTTGGTGAGGGTGACTTCTTCCACTTACATCAATGGAGAGAGGTTGGGAGATTTCCTGATTATATTTTAAGGATGGAACATTTTGAAGAGGACTTAGGAAAAGTTACTCAGTTGGTTGAAAAAGAATTATTCGAGGAAGGTATCCAAAGTTATGTAAGGACTAATTTTTTCAAAAATGGTTCCAAGCATGATGAGTATATCGGAGAAATTCAGAACTACAAGAAGTATTGGACTGAAGATATCGCAGATTTTTATTATAATAAGATGGAAGAATACTTTACCACCTTTGGCTATGATAAAGATTCTTGGATGTGAGAGTATTTATAAGTAAACATTTATTATGAGTTTGACACAGGTTTTATTGGAGGGTAGAAAAGATGATTTCTTGAATAAGTTCAAGGGTAAGTTTACGAACCAAGAATTGAAAGATATCTTCATGCTTTCAAGAGACCTGGCGTCCAACCATAAATTCTTGATGTTCTTAGGTAAGGTGTTGGAGACAGGTAAGGTAGACATCAATAAGACCAGAGAACTCATTCAGAACTTTGTAAAATATCAAAAAGTATTACCAACAAAAGATATCTATCTATTTGACAGTCTTCAATCCATTCAAGATGAGATTGACCAACACGAGAACAAAGTCAGAAGACAAGTTAAGGAGTTGGAAGGTGCTGACCAAGTGTATGAGGATAATAGGTTCGTTATTGTAACACCAAAGAATCACAAAACGAGTTGTTATTATGGTGCGGGTACTAAATGGTGTACAGCATCTATGAATGGTTCTTCACACTTTGACCGTTACAATCAAGACGGAAAGTTGTTTTACATCATAGATAAGAAAGCCAAGTCTCAAGACCGTTTCTATAAAGTAGCATTACTAAACAAATACGATGGTGACCAAACATTCTATGATGCACCTGACAATGCATTTAGAGAAGGTTGGATTTTAGGTTCAGAACAATGGAATAAAATGAATGGTGCAATCCAAGATTATATTCAAAGTAATTTCAAAAGAGAGATAGACATCTTCAAAGATAAGGAAGCTGCACGTCTCGAGATGGAAAGAATCCGTAGAGAACAACAGGCTGAAAGAACCAGACAAAAACTACAAACTCAAAGGGAGCGTAAAGAAAACGACGAATGGAATCTTAATAACAATCCTGATGAGATGGGTATTCATGCTAACGCCATATTTAACATACTTGATGAATTAGGTATTAGTCTTGAAGAAGGTGAGAGTATCTATAATTTAGTTCCTGCCGACTATGGTCATATGGGACTATCAACTTTTGAGTGGTTGGGTGAAGACGAACAAGGAAGAGAGTTGGCAGTTGGAAATTGGAACCAAGCTTGGGAAGCAGCCAAAGATTACTATCAAAATATTTGGGATGAAATGGGTATCGAAGGTTGGAGTAGAGATTTTGTTGAACAACATATGGATATGAACAAGATTGAAGAATTCTTCGAGGAGATGTATGAGTCAATGATAGAAGATGACCCACAGTCTTACTTTAGTGAAGGTGAATTACCATTGTCAGAAGAACAACAACAGAAGGTTGAAAAATATAGAGAAGAGATTGAGGAGTTGAATAACATTATTAATCACTCTGAAGATGATGATGAGGTTGGTGCCGCTGAGGAAAGAATTGAAGAGATTGAATCTGAGATAGACTACGAACAAAGTAGTCCTGAAGGTGAACCGACTGTAGGTCAGATTATGGATATGGTGGAAAGTATGATGTATGATGTTAAACAAGACCCTCTATCGTATTTGGATGAATATGGTTTTGATGCTGGTGGTTTTGTTGATGTTGATGAACTTATTGAGGACTCACTTAATTACGACGGTGTTGGACCGGCATTATCATCTTATGATGGTGAGGTATACGCATCATTAGTAAATGGTGATTGGTATCACATAGTTATTGTTGAATAATTCTTCCAATAACTTATATTACTAAAAACTTTACGGATGGAATTAGACTGGATTATACAACAACCCATAGACTTCGAGTACAAACAATATCTTATTTTAGATTATGTTAAGAAAGCTGAAGAGAAGTTAGAGAGATTTGAACTCTATCCAACTTTTCAAGAATTGTCTTTGCTGTATAGTAGTGCTCAGAGAGTATTGGACCACGGACAGTTTATTACATTCAAAAGGGAACCTGAGGAAGGTGATGATGAAATATTACTTATTGACTTAATCTACAATACTATCAGATTCAAAGATGATGAGGAAGGTGAGGAGATTATCAAATGTGCCGAATTTGCTTCTGAGAAATTCAAAGAGTTATTTATGGTTGCTAAGTCGTTGTGGTCGATAGTCAACGATAGTATTAGTGTTGGTAAAATAGTGAACGAAGAAAGTGTAACTGTTGGAAAACGAGGTAATGGATTCTTTCATTTTACGTATGGTGGGGAGTTATATGTTTACCAATTTAATATCAGGAGAATGGTTAATACTGCTGACCACAATAAGACTTTCACTCAAAGAATTTATCAGGGAGAACAAAAAGATTTACAATATATAATTGATAATTTTAATATTTTTGACCGTAATAGTGATTTATATCCTGAGTGTGAATCATGGGATGATGAAAAAAGATTGAAAAGAATAGAAAACAGTCCTATATTTGAAATGGTTATTAATCAAGACTTTCCATTAGAGGGATGTTTATTATCACTTATCAAAAGAAAGTTAATGAGTTATATATTTCAATCAGTAAGAATAAAAGACCTAAAAGATAATTAAAATGGACGTAACAACAAAAATTGACACAGACTACCTTTACCAATTAGTAAAAGAAACCCCAAACGATTTAGAGTTGGGTGGAAAAATCAGAGCCTACATTTATGAAGTCGAAGAAGCCTGATAATATTGTTTGGGACGAAGACAATCAAAAGTATAATGCATCAATATTACCTTACTCGACCAATGTAAGTGGTCCTGTCATTAAATTAGATGACGTAGGTGCATTCAAAGAGAGAGGTGTTAACAGAGTTCAGAAGACATTTAGTGCGAAGTACAAAGAGTTAGTTGATGAGTATAATCACTTAATCGATGAGGTTGAGTTAAACAATATGATTTACAACTCCAACTATTCTTTTGAACCTGTTATTGGTGAAATTTATCACCTGTACATTAGAAATAATGGAAAATATTTCTTATCTTTGATTGGTCCACAAGAGTGGAACATGGAACATATAACTTCAGTAAGACTTAATTCAGAACATAAATGGGTTTCAACAAAAGATTCATAACAAAAGAAAGTATCCTCAGAACATCTAACGAAAAGCTAGAACAACTATTCAATGCGGATGGATTGATTATGGATATGTGGTCATCTAAGTTTTATGAGAAGTTCAATTCAGGACTTCATAAAGATACAATTATAGAAATGTTAGAGTATGGAGAAGATTAATTTTTCAGACCCTTCACTATACCATCCAAAAGGTATACTTAGAAAACCAATAAACATTGAAATCACAGACGATACGATTTCTGTTGTATTGGCTGGTGGTTTAGGTAATATGATGTTTCAGGTTTCAACGATTCTTTCATATGCCAAAGACAATAACCTTAGACCTCTCATTGGGTATTGGACTACTCATCAATCTGAAAGTTCACGATGGTCACATAGGTTAAATAAGTTTGCTCGTAATCATCACTTTGAACCGTGGGGTGGACATATATTACAAGACCGACCAGTATCGTTGGGTGAAGTGTATCCAAAGTTACCGTGGTTCAATACAAGACCAAATGCGTATCAATGGTGGTTTAATCAGGACTTTGCATATGAATTAGATACTGGTAAGTCAGGTTTGTTCGTTGACATTGCTCAGGGTCAAGCACCACCTTTTATTGTACAGGGTTATTTCTTTAATTACCGATACTGGCACCACAATAGGGATTACCTTTTAGATATGTTCACTTTGGATGAGGAACTAAGGGATTGGATGTATTATCACTATGGAAACTTATTTCAAAATAAGACAATATCGGTTCATTTGAGACTGGGTAATGATACGGATTTCATGCCTGTTGAAAAAGTACCAATGGAGTGGGTACTCGAAAAAGTGGACTCATTGGTGGAGAGTAAGTATGATAACGTTCTTATTTTCTCTGACAATTTGAAGGCGGCTCAAAAAATATTTTATACAAATTCACCAATTCGTAGGTCACAATTACGTTTTATCGATGATGACCCTTATATTTGTATGGAGTTGATGTCACGATGTGATAAACATGTATTATCAAATTCGACATTATCTTTTTGGGGTGCGTATATGGACAGAAAGGAGAATAATCCTGAGACTTACATACACTCATCATTCTTCAAAGAACACCCCATTGAGATGATTCCTTATGACAACTGGAAAATAGAAGAATAATTATAAATAAAAGAAACATGAGAAAACAAAAATCCGATTTTGAACTTTTAGCCCCAAAGATGAGACAACCAATTCACATTACTTATTTGGCTAAATACATCCTTAAAAAGACTATTGAAGAAACACAAGAAGTGATTAATAGGGGTATTGATATGGGAATATTTGAGGAAGTGAAGTTTAATGGTTACTACAAACTAAAAAATCAAGTTTAATATGAATAAGGAGATGGTAAATCACCCCGACCATTACGGTGGGGAAGAGAACCCTTATGAGGTTGTTAAGATTGCTGAGGCAACAGGATTGGATAAAGATGCCTATCTGTTCAACGTACTAAAATATATCGTTAGAAGTGGTAAGAAAGATGGTAACCCACCTTTACAAGACATGAAAAAAGCGTTATGGTATTTGGAGAGAAGAATTAAAACGATGGAATAATGTTATCGTTTTTAATGAAATATCTTTTAATAGGTGCAGTCACTGGACTTGTGTTAGAGACATTGGTTGATAAGGTGACGGACCAAAGATTTACTGGTGGAGAACGATTGTTTGTTATTGTATTATGGCCTTTATCGTTGGTAGTATTTTTGATTGGGTTTTTTAATAAAGGAGAATGAAAGAAATGAAAGAATTAATTGGGGATATTCACTGTTCTGAGTCAGTGAAGTTTATGAATGAAATGCCGGAGAAGTCGGTTGACTTGATTGTTACCTCACCACCTTATGGTGTGGGTATCGACTATGACAGTTGGGACGACGATAAATACTTTGATGAGTATATGAGATTTACTCGTGAGTGGTTGAGTGCTGCGTACAGAGTCCTAAGAGATGATGGTCGTATTGCGGTGAACATTCCTTATGAGATTAACCGTCAGAAGAAAGGTGGTCGTATTTATTTCTCTTCAGAGGTTTGGCAGGTGATGAAACAGCTGGGTTTTGGGTTCTTTGGAATCGTAGATTTGGAGGAGAGTTCACCACATAGAAGTAAGACAACTGCGTGGGGAAGTTGGATGAGTCCATCTGCACCATACATCTACAATCCAAAGGAGTGTGTGATTCTTGCATATAAGAACTTACCAAAGAAACAGGTGAAAGGAACTCCTCAATGGGAAGGTGAGTATCAGATGGTACCCAACGAAAAGATTGAAGGAGAGTTCAGAAAGAAGTTGGTCTACGATGAGAAGGATAAGAAAGACTTTATGTCATTGGTATTTGGACAATGGAATTATTTTGCAGATACACAACAAAAGACTAAGGCGACATTCTCATTAGACATTCCTTATCGAGCGATTAAGATATTATCATACAAAGAGGATGTGGTCTTTGACCCATTCAATGGTTCTGGTACTACATGTTTAGCCGCTGAGATGTTGGGAAGACCGTGGTTGGGTTGTGACATCTCACAAAACTATGTAAAGGTTGCTAAGGAAAGACTCAAAGAGTATAAACTAAACCAACAGCAATTAGAAATCGTAGTAGATGAGCATTCAAAACATTAAGGTAATTGATAATGAGACACTAATTATTACCACCACTGACAATGAAGTTGTGTGGTTTGAGAAAGACCAATTAGAAGGACCTGAAAGAGCTTGGTTCGATAATATTTTATCTTGCTCAGTATCACTTTTAAGTAAAACCCCTAAATAAGGGGTTTTTTCTTTATATGGATATTTATTAGTAAAGATTTTGTAAATGAGACCACACAGGATAGATGAGTCAGAAAAGAAAAGAATATTGACTCTACACGAAACGGCAACAAAAAAGGGTTATTTGATGGAACAGAAGAAAGATGGTTCGGTTATGAAGGCGAGTCAGGTCTTTTGGGATAACATTAAAAACTTTGAGGGTAATCCAAAGAAAAGAGTCGGGGGTATCAAAGAGCCAATGTTAAAAGCATATAAGGACAGTCAGGGTATTTGGACCATAGGTTATGGTCATACTGAGGGTGTGATTAAAGGTATGAAGATATCTAATGATATTGCGTTGAAATTCTTATATGATGATGCTGCGGAATCTGCGGATTGTGTGAGAAGAATCTTCAAAGAGTGGAAGTCAAAAGGATTAAATTACGAAATTACTCAAGGACAATTTGATGCTTTGGTATCATTAGTTTTTAATGCTGGTTGTACGGCAGTAAGGACATCGGACTTCATTCAAAGTGTGAAGAAAGGTGATATGAAAAGAGCTGCGGAACAAATCAAATCATTTAGAACTGCGGGTGGTGTTGACAGAAGAAATAAAGAAAGTGAAATATTTTTATCATAATGAAACAATTAATTAATGAATCGGGTTTACGTAATATAGGTGAACTAGCCAAGAGATATAAGAAAGCGAAGATTTACTTCCA